TATCTCCATCAATGTCAATATCTATTTTATGAAGGTCTTTGATTTTGCTGACGTATTCTCTCAAAAATTGATTGTTGTTCGTTTTCTTGCTTGTTTGCTCTGACAATTTCTCTTGCCTCCTCTATAGATAAATCTTTGTTTTGTTTTACTAGTAGCTCTGGCTGTGTAGTAAGATTATTTTGTAGTGCATGATTATCAAGTAAAATCTGATCTTGTACTGTCTTAGGATATTCAGGTTCAATAAAATCAAGCTTTAGTTCGCTTGGTAAATTAATACCATTATAACCTGCAATCGCACGCTCAACTTGATAGAACTCATGCTCATACATTCTAAATAACTCTATATCATCCTGATAATCTTCAAATCGTTCTAAGTCTTTAATTTTGAGTGCAATACCTGATGGAACTTCACCACCATCTTGAGCAAACTGAACATATAAGTGATTGTTTTGCGCTACAAGGTCTACCTGAAACTTAACACTTTCTATTAACTTGCTCATTACAATCAACAATATCATTAGCCCCTTCTACAAAGAAAGAGTCTATCTGATTTTCTCTATGGGTAAATACAAAAGGAATGACTCCATATCCATGCTCAAATTCATTAATTATATTTCCATCCTCATCATAATGCACATGAATATTTGCATCCCAATACGCATACTCTAACTTATTAGCATCATAAACTTCGTTTACATTATGCAACATAGGATAAGTAATCGCAGCAGGAACAAATGGATTATCACTCATATGTACATCAAAGTAATACACTGGCCTGTAATCAAAATGTGGCATATCACCATCTCTATAAATAACCTGAGTAGCTATAGTCCCAACAAGTCTAGTCATCTTCTCAATATGTTTCATACAAGAATCTTTTTTTATAGTAAGCTCATTATATTGTGGACTCACATTACGCTTTGCGCCCACGTTATAAATTCTAGACATCTTATTAATAAAACGCTTTGTAAAGTTAGCGCTGTATAAAGGAATCTCTCTAAAGGCATCAGCATCAAAATAATTGTCAATATACTTTTGCGTTTCTGTTCCTGAATAATAATCTATAAGTCTGTATATTTCTCTACGTCTAGATTTTGAATGTTCTAGTTTTAGCTCTCTTATAGATTCTTGTATTATCTCTTCAACTGTACTCATTATCTATTCCTTATAATTAATTTATTTCGTTTTATTGGAAATTGGTTTATAAAAAAATATCTTAACATATCGCATCCATGGTCGTGGAAGCCATCTTTTAGTGGGTCAGGTTTTAAGTCTTTATTCTCAATAGCTTCTGGATAACGATAGTTTTCAAGATCTTGAGCCAATCCCACGCATTTATTATCCAGATGCAAATATCTATTATTATTAGCATTTTCAATAAATCCTCTAACGTGAGTAATTCCAGAAGCAATATTTCTTGAAGCTTTATCTCTTACAGACCTTACGTTAATACCATTTCTCCTAAAAATTTCTATATCTCCCAGCCCTGATTGTCCTTGAGCTTGCATACCTGCTGGGTCACCAAAGTATGCAACTGTATTATATCCTTTGCTTTTAATTTTATTAATAAGCTCATCTGTCTTTATATTTTTCTCATGTATAATCTCGTCAATAACATTTATATGCCACTCTCCATTTATTCTATGAGTTTGAAACCAGCCCACTGCTGGCATCCTATATCCAAAGTCGATAGAGCAATACGTTGGAAAGTTAGGATTATAAGGAAAGTGACCAACATCTTTATTTCTATCGAAAGGATAAACCTTTCCTTCAAACGATGTAAATGCAGACCCGAACTCTTGGTCAAACATCTCCTTAGACATATTCCTTTTTCTCTCTATAAGAAAAGGGTCATCTATTCCTTCAGGAAACGCATACTGATTCTCCCACGATGGAGCTTGATGCGATTCCCATAATTTATCAGACTGACCTAATAAATAAAGATCATATATCCAATTAAATCCTTCTGGGGTAGTAATAAAAATACACTTACTATCTTTCTTGTCTGCTAGGGTTGGAGATAAATACATCTCCCATATTTTTCTTTTAACCTTAGCTGCCTCGTCAATAACAAGTAGATCAAGACCAGCCCCCACTAAAGAATCTGGGTTATCTGCTGACTTTGCTTCTACTACGCTACCCCACTTGAAGCGTATGTATCGTTCTTTTTCTGAGGCCTTCTCTATATCATTAGCTTTACCAACGACCATTCGCTTCCAAACTTCTCTAAACATAATGTCTGCTTTATCGTAGGATAATCCAACAAGCCATATTCGCTTATCAGGTTGGGATGCGTAATACGTTGCCTCCATAGCTGCTGCTGTTGACTTCCCAAACCTACGACCACATACCATGACAAAAAACCTTGCAGCTTCCTTCGATGGAAAGTGCAATTTAATTTGACCATTATGAGGAGTATACCCCATAAAATCAAACCTTTTAGATTGTTATTAAATGTTTGCATTTATAACCCAACATAATATAACTTACGCAATAGGAAACATACAAGATATTGTGTGTTTACAACCAAAAAAACTATATATGGAGGCAGTATGTCACAAGAAAATAGTCAGGAAGTAAGCGAAACAGTTAGTGAGCAACCTACCACAGAAATGAATGACAATCCGACCGATGTTAGTTCATTGATAGCAGAAAGCAAGAAGTATCGTAAGAGGTCGCAGGATGCTGAATCTCGATTAGAGGAACTTGAGAAGAAGCTTGCTAGTGCCGAAGAAGCTAAACTAAAAGAGAAAGAAGATTTTAAAGCCTTGTACGAAAAGGTTTCTTCTGACAATGAAAGTTTAACTGCAAATGCACAGAAGTGGAACAAGTATGAAGATAATCGAAGAAACATGTTATTAGAGTCAGTACCTGAAACAGAGAAAGAAAGATTAGCATCGCTTGATCTTGATACTCTCGAATATATAACAAGTAAACTTAACAGTCAAAAGCCAAATGCTCCAGAAGTAGCAGGTAGTGCAAGAAGATACAAGATGGATAAACCATTATCTGAAATGACTGCGAGTGAAAAAGAGGCTAACTGGCAAAACATTTTAAAAAGCTTTAAAAAATAGCTTTTAGGAGAAAAAAATGAATTTTTTATTAAATAACATACAAGGATGGGCGCATAATGGTTATGCAGGCAACCATCTTATGGCAGACATTAGCGACCCTCTAAGCCCTAATATGCTACAGGGTGGAGCTTCTGCTGCTGCTGCTAACTCAGTAGGTCAAGAGTTTGTACCCGAAGTATGGGGTAGCGCTATTCTTGATAAATTTAGACAAAAGACAATGATGCTACAGCTTGCCAATGATTTATCATCAGAGGCTGTTGGTGCAGACAAAATTCACTTGCCACACATTGGAGTGACACCAATATCAGATGTTGCTCAAGGTACACCTATCGCTTCTGATGTGACAGCAGGAGGAATGAACGCAACTGAGACTGCATTAGATATTGATCAACATAAAGTTACATCTTTATGGATACCAGATGCGCTTAAAGCTCAGTCTTCATACAATTTATTTGATATGTACTCAGATCAATTAGCCTATGCAATAGCTAGAGGAGTCGATAATTATTTGATGTATAAAGTAGCTTCAAATTTAAGCACTTTATATGGAACTGCAACTGGTGTAGATTTTACTTTAACAACAGATGGTGTTATTAATTGCGAGGCTACTCTCTCAGGAAGTATACTTGCAAGCTTAATGGAAAAATGCACTATTGAAACAGGATCTATGGATGGATGGTCTTTAGTATTAGACACAAAGCTATATGGTAGTCTAGCTAACTTAGATTCAGGCGCAGGATTTGTAAGAGGAAGTGCATCTCCAGCAGGAGCTACATTTGCAACAACTGGTGTAGTTGGGAACATTCTAGGTATGCCAGTAATCTTGTCAAACAGTCCATATCTAGGTGTTGAAGATGTGGCAGTTGCTGCTAGCAAGGGCATTACAGCATGGGAAGGGTTTGACACATCAGGAACTGGTGGAGACGATTCAACTAACGATGATGCCCTAAGAGGGTTTGCGATTCACGAATCAGCATTATATTATGCTGCTGCTCAAGCTCCAAGAGTTCAACAGTCATATCAGCATACAGAATTATCTGACTTAATTACTGTAGATACAATCTATGGTTGTGCAGTTAGAAATGCTAATGCTACAGGTGACAGAAGAATCATCGCATTGATAGATGACAAAGCATAATCTTAAATGATTGCAACACTAGGGGGTGGGTAACTGCCCCCTAATAATATTTTATAAGGAAAAATTTAAATGGCAGAAACAAGTTTAGGAAGATTTAGCGCAGCAGAAAGACTCAACTCAATGGCAGTTGATCTTATAACAGTAACCCCTGATTGCGACCCAAGTGGTACAGGCGACAATCACGTACTATTTGATTATATTGAAATACCAAATGCAGTTGCAGTTACAGGTGGATCAGCGATTATACAAAGCATTGCAATTATTGATGATGACAACCAAGGAACAAGTTTAGATTTAGTATTTCAAACAGATAGCACATCATTAGGAACAAAAGATGCAGCAGTATCTATTGATAGTGGTAACGAAGATGATATATTAGGCTTTGTTAGTGTATCAAATTATTTTGATGGAATAAACTTTCAGGTAGCGACAAAGACGAATATTGGACTTGTTGTAAAAGCAGCATCAGATACAAGAAGTATTTTTATTGCAGGTGTAAATAGAAATGGTGGCTCGGTTACACATACAGCTTCAGGTTTAAAAATTAAAATAGGCATTGTAAAAGACTAATGTTTCCGACACGTAGAATAACAACAAGTGGTGGCGATGTATTCAGAGATGAGTTCTCTTTAGCGTTTGATGGTAGTAATGATTATGTAGAAATCTCTGATGTTCCTTCATTTAATTATAATGTCAATTCTA